AAGGAAGTGGCGGGTAGCCTCCTCCGCGGCTGTTACCTCGAGGCGAGCGAGGAGACATGGGGCGATGACGCTTTCGTGCAGAGAATGGTTTTCAATGTAAGAATTAATTAGGATTAATATGTCAGTACCAACTTCAGGCTACATCAATGGTAGCGACATCCTATTGAGTGTTGGCGGTAAGGCCATCGGCCACTGCACCAGCCACACACTGACTTTCAATTCCGATTCTAAGGACCGTGCAGTGAAGCCCGCCGCTTCGGCGAGCTACTCGGCAGGCCTGTGGAAGGACAAGAGCGTGAGCGGACTGAGCATCAGCATCAGCGCAGAAGGCTTGCGCTACTACGGCGAGGCCGAGAACGGCTTTGCTGAGCTGAGCGCGCTCTGGGGCGCCGCCGCACCCATCACCGTGAAGGCCTTCCAGCGTGAGGGCGACAGCACTCCATATCTTGATGGCTCGTTCGTCATCACCTCACTTGAGGAGTCATCGCCCGCTCAGGACGATGCTACCTACAGCATTTCGCTCGAGAACAACGGCGAGCCGACGACCTATCCCGGCAAGCCATCATCTTAGTCAAGCAACAGCTAAGTCATGTCGAAAGTAGAGATTATAGTGAATGGAACGGCATACCCCTGTAGGCAGACTATGGGGGCTATGCTCCGTTTCAAGCGGGAAACAGGAAAGGAGGTGACCGATGTCAAGGGCGAGGTGTCGGACATGATTGTCTACCTCTGGTGCTGCGTCTGCTCTGCCTCCAATGCTGATGGCATCGACTTCAACATGCCGCTGATGGACTTCGCCGACAACATCGACCCCGCTCAGGTCGCCGCATGGAGCAAGGTGCTCAACGACGAGGCGGCTGAGGCTGCCGAAGGCGAAAAAAAAAGCCAGTAGGCATTAACACCCTGCTCGGGCATGCCCTCGGCTGCATAGGCATGAGACTCGACGATTTCTGCGCCCTCACGCCATCCGAGTACGAAGCCGTTTGCAAGGCATGGAGAGATGAGCAGGAGAACATCATGCGGGACGACTGGGAGCGCATGAGACTAAGCACAGTGATAGGCATCCAGCCACACCTCAAGAAGAAGATAGCAGCCGAGAAGCTAATCCCCTTCCCATGGGAAAAACACAAGACGGAAGCGCCGCAGGTGCCGGCGGAGGAGGCGCGGAAGCGCTTCGAACGACTAACCAAAACTAATATTATTCAGCAATGTCCAAGTCAGTAAAATTCGCGATAGACCTTCAGGTCAACGGCAAGAATGTCATTGGAGAGGTGGCCGTCAAGGCGCGCGACCTTGCCAGCGGTCTTGCCGAGGCGCAGACCAAGGGTGGCAAGCTCTTCGAGACATTGCTCAAATTCAACCAAGTCACACGCTCGTTCCAGGATGTCTTCCATGGGCTACAGCAGCTCACGGGAGCGATGCACTCGTACACACAGGCGTATACCGCACAGCAGCAGGCAGAGACACAGCTGGCTACTGCCATGCGTAACACGATGAACGCCACCAACGAGCAGATAGACAGCATCAAGAACCTCACCGCCGCACAGCAGGAGCTTGGCGTGGTGGGCGACGAGGTGCAGCTTGCCGGCGCCCAGGTGCTGGCGACCCACCTCAAGCACACCGAGACGCTGCGCCTGCTCATCCCGGCGATGAACGACCTGGCTGTCGCCCAGAACGGCGTGAACGTGACGAGCGAGAATGCCGCCAGCGTCGCCGCCCTGCTCGGCAAGGCGATGGAAGGCAATGTCAACGCGCTCAAGCGCATGGGCATCTCCTTCACGGAGTCGCAGAAGCAGATCATGGAGACCGGCGGCGAATCGCAGCGGGCCGCAGTGCTCGTCGACGTGCTGTCACAGCGTTTCGGCGGCATGAACGAATCGCTTGCCAACACCGCTGCCGGAGGCTTGCAGCAGGCTTCGAATTCCTTCGGTGACATGAAGGAGCGCATAGGTGCGCTGTTCATCCAGTTCGAGCCGACGCTTCAGAAGGCTGGCGAGCTCGGTCTCGCATTCATGGCGCTTGGGCAGACATGTGCGGCGCTGCGTGCATCCTTCACAGCCGTGAAGACCGTCATCCTGTCGGTGAGGTCGGCAGAGATAGTGGCGACGGCAACAGCCGCCATACACACTCAGACTCTCCGCGTGCTGTCGGCCGTCATGCGTGCGACCGGCGTTAGCGCCAATGTGCTGAGGCTTGCCATCCGCAGCCTCATGATAGCCACAGGTGTGGGCGCTGCCATCGTCGCCCTCACGTTCATCATAGAGAAGCTGGCGGGCGCTGCCGATAAGGGCGCATCCGCAGAGCGTGACCTCGCAGACGCCACAGGCTCGCTGAAGGAAGCCGAGGAGGCTGGAACGCAGGCCGCTGCCGCAGCGAGAGCGGAGATGGACCGCGAGATAGCTAAGCTTGGTGACCTCATCAAGAGCAAGGCGGACACAAGAGCCGCGGTCCAGGAACTGAACAACAAGTACGGTGAGTGGTTCGGCATGTGCTCGACAGCACAGCAGTGGTATGACGCCCTCATCAAGAGCAGCGATGCCTACTGCCAGCAGTTGGCCTACGAGGCGCAGATGCGCGTCTACTACGAGAAGAAGGCGCAACTGGAGATAGAGCGTGAGCGGATCCGCTCGCAGCAGCGCGAGCTCATTGAGAGCGGGAAGGACACCGCGGGTCGCCCCATGGGCGGCTTCAGTGGTCTCCGAGGCGCTGGTCAGACCGACTATGTGGCGAGCAAGGAGATGCTTGAGCTCAACGCGAGGGAGAACACCCTCACCGACCAAATTAACGAGGAGCAGAAGAACATCGACACCACCAAGGGGCTGATGGGCGACCTCAAGCCTGCCGGCGCGGCTCTCCCGAAGACCACGCCGAAGACAGGCACGGTCAGACCATCCTCCGCAGGAAGCGCGAGCACTGGTGGTGGCGAGACCTTCCTCGCAGGTCAGTTGGGATGGTACGACCAGCAGATCAGCGAGCTCAACAAGCAGAGGCTGCACCTCTCAGATCCGGAAGACATCAGAAACCTCGACGAGCAGATACAGAAGCTCAAGGACGCGAGGACGCTCATCGAGAGCATGACGCAGTTCTCAGCCGACGAGCGCAACCGCTTCGGTGCACTCAGCGGGGGCGGCATCACCGCTACGAGCACGCTCGGAGAACTTGAGATACCGAGTCCGCCTGAAAATTACTGGGTGGACCAGGTGGCCAAGGACTGGCTTCTTGGTGAGTCGGCCATGAAGCGGTATTTCTCCGAGTTCCAGAAGGAGCATAAACTGACCGAGGGTTTCCAGTCCGACTCTGCTGATGCAATCGACGAGCACAACAAGGGGCTCCAAAAGGCAGGAAGTCTCGTGCAGTCGTTCGGCCAGTCGTTCTCCACCATCGGCAAGAACATGGAGCAGCCTGTAATGGAGGCAGCGGGCATCATCGCCCAGGCGATAGCGACGATGCTGCTCGGCTATGCCCAGGCTACTGCCCAGGGCACGAAGCTTGGCCCTATCGGCTGGGCTGCGATGGCGATATCAGGTTTGGCGACTGTTACGACAGTGATAGAGCAGATGAAGAACATCGGGCAGTACGCCAACGGTGCTTTGGCTTTCGGTCCTACTTTAGGTATCTTCGGCGAGTACACCGGTGCCAGGAACAACCCGGAGGTGGTGGCTCCGCTGGACAGGCTGCGGTCCTATCTGGGTGATGGTGGCGGCAAGCCTGTCGATGTTCGCGTCCGCATCAAGGAGCGTGACTTTGTGGGCATGTCGCGGAAGTCTAACCGATACAGAGGGAGGATGTGATTAACTAAATAATTCAAGCATATATGAGACCTACATTGGACATAACCTGCGGCACGGACGTCGTGCTGAACGTGCGCCTCATCTTTAGAGGTGAGACGTTTGACCCCTCCCTCTCGTCTGAGGTGGAGGCCTATCTTGTAAGCGGTCTTGGCCGCCGCACAGCTGTCGACGTTGACATCATCGACGACGAGGCTGTGGTGACCATCCCTTGGATTACCGGGCGCCTTCCCGGTCGCTACGGCCTTGAGGTTCGCGGCCTCATCAACGGGCTGCACTGGAGCACCGTGGCTGACGGCCTGATACGCTACACGCGCGGCACGATGCCGGGGACGACAGAGCCCATCACGGTGGAGTCGGATGCCTACGACATCTCGATGGAGGTGAGTTACCGCTACG